AGCGGCTTGTTGTTGTTGTATATTAGCTTCGGATTGAGCTTGAATATTTTGTTGAGCAACCGCTTGATCTTTCTCAAATTTACGTTTCTTTCTTATCTTTAAAACTTGATTAGCTAATTTAATATTTTTTATTTCTCTAACGTCTATAGCATCCTCCAAATCTAAAGTTTGCTGTTGCAATGCCATTTGGATATTATTTTCGAGCATCATTTTCTCCTCTTCATCAGGAGCTAACTCTATAAACACACCAAAATCGTGTAAGTGTAATTGGCTTATTTCTTCTAACGTTGCAACGTTATGTACACCTATACCTCTTATAAAAGCGTCTTTCGTTGGAGCATACTCTAAAACATCTGATATTCTAAGTGATAAACACTCTGCGGTTTCAGCGGTTAAGAATAGTCCAGCTTGTAATATGTGTCTTGTAGCTGTGTTAGAATTTGCTGCAGCTAATTTTTGTACACCAACAAGTGCATATTTATCCGGAGTACTACCGTCTCTTGCTTCGTTAAGTCCAGTAACATCTCTAATCATCTGCATATAGTAGTTATAATTTGTGATTAAAGCTTGTATCTTATTACCCACACCAGCACCTCCGGATATTTCTTGAATGGGTACTTTACCAGGATTCATATCTCCCTCTTGTGTTAAAGACCGACCTATAATACTACCAGTTTGGAAAAACATATTCAATGCTTCCTGTGGGTTGTAATTTGTTCCGTTACCCAAATCAATTTCAGCTAAGCCATCCGCGTCAAGATAAACTCCATCTGGAACCATCCTAGACATTACTTGTTGAAGTTTTAAGTGTGTTAATTGAATCATGTCTGCAAACCCAGTAATTCTACCAACTAGCGATTCAATTTTACCCTCATACATTCTAGGTGCTACGATAGCATAGTTCATCCTAACTTTAGTATAATCACTCTTAGGACGCATCATGTTTTTTGCCATCTCCCATTTAAGTAATTTTTCTGTACCAAGAATCATAGCGCCATCATATAAACATTCTACCGATCTAGCCACTCTTTCGTAATCACCTTCCATAGTATTAGGTGGATTAAACGAATCATCTTTTTCAATTATTTTTTCAGAACCTGTACCGGTTGTTTTAACCTTGTACACTTCGTTCATGTAAGTTTTATAATTAAAGTATAGTATTTGCACAGAGTTATTGTCTGTGTTATCAGCCATACTTAAACCATATCTATTCTGTTTTGATCCCTGAACTTGTTGTATTTCTTCTAAGTCTTCTTGTTCTAAAAACGGGAACTGTTTAACTAATTCATTTATGTTTACAGTTTTAACTTCACCAACATAATATATGTCGTCAAAATATGGAGATTCTGTGTGAGAATAAATTAAATTTGCTGGATCAACATAATCTACAATAACCCCTTCTGATGTGTTAAAAGATGTTTTAACTGCTCCAATACCTATTGTTGCTAGATCATAATAAAATCTTTTTTCTATTAAATCATATTTACTACCAGCTAGAAGAACATTTATAGCTTGTTCTTCAGCTAACTCAACACCCTGTTTATAGTGAAGTTGCATATGTAATTTCAGCTCTTCCTCAGTTTCTGGTAATTGATCTGGATCGTTATTATATAAATTAATACCAAAAGCTTGCATAGCATAATCATTCAATTGCTTTGCTTGCATGTCTTGTAATATAGATTCCATATACCCAGTTCTCTTGCTAACACCGTATGGGTCTTGACAATAAACATTTATATCATATGCTCTTTGCGTCATACCATTAACAACTATATCTACAAATTTAGAGATAATTGGAACTGGTTTCCAATCTAAATTAAGATAGGACAAATCACCATTTATAGACAACTCATCCTTATATTTTTGAATAGATTGTTCTCCACGAGAATATAATCTTAAATTATGAAAATTATTTAAATTGAATAAGAATCTATTTTTATTAGAGTTGTTGTCGAACCACTCTTTTTCAATAGCTTTAGCAACTTGTAACCCATATTCATAACTTAATTTTTCTACATCACTTACTACTTGACTAGGAAAAGAATTTGCTGTAACTGACTTAGCCATATTTAATCTTTAATTATTTTAGACATATTACCCTTGTTTGAATATTTAGCAATATTGATATTTAGTTTTGGTTTTTCTGTTACTGGATTTGGTTTATATAAATGTCGATTGCAAGCCATAACTGCTAATCCGGAACTTATAGTCGCATCATACTTAGTTCTTTTTGTTATATCAAACCTAGTCCAATCATTTAACGTTCTATTGAAGTACATGTTACCGTACTCACTACCTTGTTTTAGACCTACATATTCTTGAATGTACATCTCTATTGCTGCAGCATGCGCTTGCTTTATATCTTCACTGGAGTTAGGTATTCCTCCAACTTCTTTTTCTGCTACAGATAAGTTATTCCACACCTTGTCTGGTCTATTCATACTAAACCCTCTATATCCTCTTCTTCTCAAATAATAAAGCAATCTGGGCTTGTTATTTTCTGCAAGCATCGGCATTCCATAAAATACTAATGCCATCAAAACATCTTCAAAAAATATGTCAGCTGTTGGTGGTCTAGCTACATATTCTAAAAAAAATGTGCTTGGTGGAGCGTCTTCCATCGAAAATTTAGTTAATCCATGTAATGCGCCTTTTGAACCTCTACCATCTACAGTACCCGATATATCATAACTATCACATCCAAATGCCCCCACGTGTTCGTTACCAGGATATCTAACACCGTTTTTTAATATAACGTTATTTTGTAATTTTACTGGTGGTACCCAACTTACTTTAAATCTACCTTTTAAATCTGGATAAAATATAACCTGTGTATCTTTAATTCCATTTGTCCATTGAAAATTTCCTGTGCTTATTAAAGTTGAATTATTAACACCTTCGTTATAATCTATTTGCTCGTATATTTTTACTAAGTTAAATATACTGTTTAAAGCCTCATCCCTGAAAGCATGCTCTTCTGTTTTTGGGAATTGACGATAAAACTCATTTAAAGCATCGTGGTCTTGTTTAAGTCCTTCTGCTTCATTTCCCCAATGTTCTATAATACCATAATCTATCAGTTCACCATCTGGTCCGAAAACATCGCCACTTGGGTTATCAAACACTGGATCTCCGTATTCATCAATAAATCCTTCGTAGTTCCATTCCATTGGGATAAACAAAGAATATAAACCAGATTTTGTTTGACCGTTTCTATTTCTTTGAGTGACATCGGACGCGTTGTATAGTTTTTTAAAATTGTTTCCACCTTTGTCTAATGCGTTTGAAGTTGAGCCCATCATACATTTACCAATAATCCTACTACCTAATCGTAGGCATGTCTTTGTAACTCTCCAGTTGTTTAATATGTTATCGGGTCTCTCCCACTTACCACTTTCATCATGTACTAGAAGATTTAGTTTTTCACCATCATAGCTATTGTCTCCGGTATTCTTCCAATCAATGGTTGTGTCTAATCCTTGTATATCCTCTAACTTTTCGTTAGATGTAATTTTCTTTCTAGTGAACTTACTAGCTGGTACTCTATATGCTAATTCTGTTTTAGGTCGATCCATACCATCTTGAATCGGTTTAAAAAAGAATGGATAATTTACACTAATAGGTACAACTTTATCTGTAAACATTTTCTTAGCATCAGCACCTGTTTTAGACAACACTCCATATCTACTATCAGTTGCAAGGGTGGCTAAGTTAACTGCTTCAGCTGAGGACATAAAAGAAAATCCTGATCTTCTATTCTTTAAATAACATATACCATAACATCTTTTATCTGCTTTACATGCCTCCCAAAATATATAAAACAATCTATTTGCCTCTCTAAAATCTGGAGCGCCAACATCAATTTTACTCCATTGTAAATACATGTAGTGTGTACCTACTATATAAGTTGATTTACCTTTACTCGTAAACCAAAACCCTTCATCCCTTCTTTTAAACTCTTCGTCTATGTAGTCAAACCACTTTTCTTTATTTTCATCTGGATAACCTCTCCAATCAAATATATTTTTAAGACGAGTGAGTTCTTTAGGTGTTTCAAATTTAACCCATTTATCTTCCTCGTGTTTGAATACTTTTTTAGGGGCTTTGGGTAACGCTATTTTAAAATTTTGAATTTCGTATATTTCCCCTATCTGTCCAGTTTTAGATATAACAACAAGATCGTGTTCTTTGTTATATCCATACTTCCATTTCTTACCTTTATTAAGACGACTTATAGTCGTTTTTTTAACAGGTTCGATTACTTTATATAAAGTTTGCTTATACATTATTTAGACCTACCTTCTGCAAATCCTTTAAAAATTTGTTCTTTCTTTTCTTTCGGTTCTTTACCTTCCAAAAGATTCTCTTCCTCTTGGATTCTACTAAGTATTTCAAAAGCATCAAATATGGCGAGTTTTTTGGTCGCGGCAGCATTCTTAAGTCTGTCTGCTGTAATATCATCTCCACTATCAACAATAGGTTCTTTTGCAACTTTGATAAGTTCATCAACTGCTCTTTGCCCAGCTTGGATT